GTCACATTGTGGACGAGGTCAAGTCGGTGGATGATATGACGGACGACGAGCGCCGCATCTACGACAAGCTGGTGGATGAGTTCCGCAGGCGTGGCGAGGCATGGGTGCGCAAGATTCTGCGAGGCGAAACCGTCGACCCGACCCTTGCCGACATCGTGGCACCGGTACTCAATGCAGAGTTGAGCCGTGTGGCACAAGCACAGATTGACACCATTGGCAACGACATCGGCGTGCCAGCGACCGACGCCGCGCAAGACCGTGTGGTGGATTGGCTGGTCGACTACGTGCCAATGGAGACGAGGCTTATTGACGCCACGACTGCAGAGCGCATCAAGAAAGTCATTGACGCATATCGTCAGACATCGGGCATGACGTCGCAGGACGTGGCCGACATGATCCGCCCGAGCGTTGACCCTGCCCGAGCGTTGATGATTGCACGGACGGAAACCGTGCGAGCACAGACCCAAGCCAACGTCATCTACAAGGATTACCTCGGACAGCGTGGGCTCAACTACGAACGCATCTGGATTACCGAGCGCGACGACATCGCATGCCCCATCTGCGGACCACTTGACGGCAAAAAAGAAGATGAGTGGGGCGCCGACTTCGCAGGTGGTCCACCAGCGCATCCGAATTGTCGATGCGCAACGGCGTTGCGCTTGGTGCGACCTGCTGAGCCGGAGCCCGCACCGCAAGAAGCGGAGGCTGATTTACCGGAAGCGCTTCGCGGTTCAGCATCTGAGATAGCAGATCGAATTATCCGCCTCATTCCCGAGAGTGTTCAAGAAGCAAAAGCTGTCGATGTACGGCTTCGTGCCGAATTGGAGGACTTATATACACAACAATCACAATCTGGCGATTTATTTACACAACTACAACTTCAGCAACAAATTGCGCAAAAAGCTGCTGAAATTAAGAAGCACGCAGCGACATTACAGCGTGAAGAGCGCATTGCATTTCAGGCAATTTTGCCGGCATTACAATCGCAAAATCCACAACAAGTGCAAATAAACTTCAATCAGCGCTTTAGCACGCGAGAGCAGGCGGAAATTGCACAATGGATTCAATACACTGCTGGCATGGCATCGCAAAGTGGAAATGCAATAAACATCAACGTGGAATTGCACACAGGACGAACAAGCGCTGCCGCCTATCATCCATTTACACAAACAATATACGTGCGAAAAAACTCACCAACAAGTCATATTGTGCATGAGACTGTGCATGCCATGCAAGATCAGATAAGGTACGGAGTTCAAGCGACAAATGCATATGGAGATGCAAAAACCGCCGGAAAAACTCCAACAACTATCTCAAAAGGATATGTCACATATCGTGGAATTACCGACGATGACTATTCATATCGTGTATACGGGCCAAATGCTCAGGCAAAGGTGGGCAAGTGGTCGGAACTCCTCACAACCGCCATTGAGAATGTCACTCGATGGGACAGCATGAAGGATCGCGACCTGATTGAGCTCACAACGCAAATCATCAAGGATGGTGCAAAGTGAAAGTTCAGCTCAGCATCAGCAAGGGGCGTGAGCAATATACGTACGACCCCAAGACAGACACAATGACCGGAAAAGGGCAATGGCTGGAGATGATGAACAACATCATTGCTATTGCCACATACGGCGACAATCCATATCGTGAAATCGCCGATATATTTCGTGGACTTGAGTACGACGTCAAGTTCAACTTCGAGCCAGACGAATCTCAACTGGATGCAATTGTATGAAGCTCGACATCGACGTGATTGCCAACGTTTCACTCGATGCCTACCGTGAAGCCGTGCGCACCATCACGCTGGCATATGCGAAGAGTGTGGAGGGCGAAATCCAGACGCAAAAGCCACCGCCACCGAAGAAGGGAGCGCAGGTCTACAGGTCGGAGAAACAGCGCCGCTTCGTGATGGCCATGATATCGCAGGGCAAGATTACCGTGCCCTACGTGCGTGGCCGTGGCAACACGCTGGCAGGGAGTCAGAACATGAGTCAATCCTACCGAGTCACGTTGGACGGCGATGAGGCGGTGCTCTACAGCGCTGCCAGCTATGCGCCCTACGTGATAGGCGATCAGCAGGCACCGATACACAAAGACCGCTGGCTCACTGCCGTCCAAGCCGCCCGCATCGTGGCGCAACGGGGAGAGCTTGACCAGATTGTGCGCAACACGCTGGAAGGGATGAAGTTGTAATGCCATACTACATGGAATCGCAAGGCGGAGAGTTCTGCGTGTTCAAGGAAGGACAGGACGCACCGCTGGAGTGCTACGAGGACGAGGCGCAAGCCGAAGCGTACCTCACCGCCCTGAACATCGCCACGGCAGATGAGACCAAGGCGGAATCAGATACCCATATTCCGCCCGAAGCCGTCGCAGAGAACGCACGCCGTGCGCTCGAGGTGCGAGCAGAGAAGCCGCCAAGCCAGCGGGGCATGACACCGATCGGCTTGGCACGAGCAAGGCAACTTGCCAATCGTCAGCCGGTGAGCGTGGCCACGCTGCGCCGCATGGTGGCGTACTTCGAGCGCCACGAGGTGGACAAGCAGGGTGAGACGTGGTCGGAGCAGGGCAAGGGCTGGCAAGCGTGGTACGGCTGGGGAGGCGACGAAGGCTGGGCGTGGGCTCGGCGCATTGTAGAGAAAGAGGACAGTATGGACAAGGAAACCAAGGCGCTGCACGTCATGGTGCACGTTGAAGTCACAGAGGATGGCCACGAAGACGAAGCGCAAGCTGAAGCTGAAATGGAGCAAGGCATTGCGGACATTGTTGACGCCCTTGACAACCCCATGACAATGGAAGTAGGAGGAAACTACGTGGACGTTATCAAGTCACATCCGCAGGCGGTGAAAGCCGTCGCCGACTACATCATCAAAGGGCGCGGCGTGGTCTACGGCGGGGCAGACCTCACCCAAGACCGCTTCACCGTGGACACCGACTTCGGCGGATCACGCCCGTTCGAAGGCATGCCCGTGTTTTATGACCATGCACTCGGCGGCATTAAGTCGCAGATTGGCACGGTCAAAGCGTGGGTTCCCACTGATGACGGCATCGATGTGGAAATTGAGCTTGATCGCCGCCACAAGTACGCCGCCGACGTAATGAAACTCGTCGAAGCTGGAGCCCTCGGACTGAGCACCGGCGCGGTGTCGCACTTGGTTGTACGGCAGCCCATCAAGGGTGGATACGAAATCAAGCGCTGGCACGTCGCTGAAATCAGCTTGACCCCCGAGCCTGCAGAGCCCCGCACCATTACCGAAGTCAAGAGCGAAGAGGACACCGCGTCGAGCATGGCTGACGCACTGTCAACGCCTGACGATACAGAGACACCTACAGCAGACATCGCATCACCAGAGGAGACCAAAGCCATGCCAGAAGGCATCATGGACAGCGCTCGCCACGACGAGCCGCAGATGAAGACCGCACTTCCCGCCGCACCGGCAGACAACCCGTTCGATAGCAACGAGTACTATCGCGCGTACAAGCGCTTCATCGATGTGAAGAACCCCATCGAAAAGCAGGACGACAGCGCCGACGTGTTCACCACGCTGCGCAATGCAACCAAGTCCTACGCTGTCAAGACGCAGACCGAAGGCACCAACAACGACGGCGGGTTCACGGTTCCGACCGCAGTCAACCGCATGGTGGTCGCTCGTCGCGACGAATCGAGCCTGCTTGGTCAGTTCCGCTTCATGCGCGTAACCACGGACACGTGGAAAGTGGTTGTACCTGCACAGTCGACCAAGGCAACCGCTGCTATCGTCGGTGAAGGCGTCACTGCCACTGCCAGCGAGCCGAACATCGCCAACACCAAGACCATCCAGCTGTACAAAGATACGCTCGAATTCGCCATCACCGAGGAATTACTTGCCGACACCGCCAGCAACTACGAAGAGTTTTTGATGAACGAAATCGCTCGTGCCATGGCGGTCAGCGTGAATAGCTTCATCATTAAGGGCACGGGGTCGAGCCAGCCATACGGCATCACCGCTCGCGTGACCAACGATATCCCGCTCAGTGCCACCGTGGCCACCTCGGCGCAAGTGCTTAATGTTTCGACGGGCATCAATGGCTCGTACATGACCAACGGTGAGACCGGCTTCGTGATGCGCAATGCCACATGGGGCGCAATCCGTGGTCTTGACCTTGCCAACACGGGGTTGATTTTGACCAGCATGGACGGTGGCGTACGACGCATCGAGTCTTGGCCGGTCGCACTCAGCGAGCAGGTCGACGCCTACGGCACGTCCACCAATGAGCCCATCATTTTCGGCAACTTCAGTTACTACGCGTTTGCAGAGCGCACCGCTGGTGTGCAAATTGAGCGCGACTACAACCCGCGCACCGGTGTCACCTACATGATCGCCAAGTGGCGCTTCGGTGGTGACGTGACTCAACCAGAGGCCTTCGCTATCGGCAAGCATGCGTAGTAATGCCACGGGTGCGCTGATGGATCCATCAGCGCACCCATTGGAGAGACAATGAAAATTCAGTTACTCTACGCAGTGGCTCAGATTGGGGATCGTGGCGAGCTCATTATCCACGGAGCCGGCGACATCGTGGACTTTGACGACTACGAGGCAAAAACGCTAGTCGACCAAGGGCAAGCCGTTGTACTGGATGAGCCCGAGCCCACGCCCGTCAAGCGAGTTCCCAAGAAGGTGATCTAAATGGCGTACGTTACCGTGCAGGATGTTAAGGCTTCTCTCCTCATCACGGTTGATGATGATGATGCGATAATCGCCGACATCATCAGTGGTGTCACTGAGGCGATTGATGCGTACTGTCACCGCCACTTCGAGCCCGAGTCCGACCACGGGCCAGCGGCGTCGCACACCCACTACTTCACACCGCTCCTCGAGGTGGACAACGGCGACCTGCTGGACTGGCAGACGCTGAACCTGCGCCACGACTTAATGGAGCTTACCAGCATCACCAACGGCGACGGCACAGCGATTGCAGCGGGTGACGTAGTGCTTTTGCCATTGAACGTGAAGCCGACCAGCTTTATCCGCATCAAGTCGGGCATCAACAAGACGTGGACATACACCACGAGCCCCGAGGGTGCGGTGGCCGTCGCAGGGAAGTGGAGCTACAGCCTCGACGTCCCTTACGACATCCATCGAGCGGCACTTGTCTGGAGTGAGCACATGTACCGGCTTCGTACCGGATCAGCGCCCACATCGACTGACGTCACTATCAGTGCAGACGGCAGTGCATTCGTATCAAGCGGTATGCCTCGGGGTGTGGCCCAACTGCTCCGTCCGTACATTCGGAGGTCGTAGCATGGCCACACACATCGACGCAATCTTAGATGCACTCGAAGCCATGACCGTGACTGGCCACGCCTACCCCGTCTACCGTGGCTCGACACTGAAAAACGTCATTGACATCGCCAACGCGCCGTGCCGAATTCTGAGTGCCATTGACGGGATTTCGTCAGGCTCGCAGACACGACGCACGGGCGGGGGCGCGGTCATGGTGACACTGCAGTGGACAATACAGGACATTGCGCTCATCCGATCGGCATCGCTTGGTATCGGACTGCGAGACGTGGCACCGAGCATGGAAAGCTACATCAATGCATATCACACGGCGGTGTGGGGTATCTATCCTGAACAGCTTCAGTGGGGCGTGACGGGGGTCTCAGCGAGAAGCCAAGTGCTGGAGTGGCCGGCGGCGTCAGGGAATTTTTTTGATGCGGTCGTGGCGACAGTCACGGTCGCTGATATCATCACTACATAGGAGGACACATGGCCGCAATCACTGCACCACTTATCGGGTATCGCTATACGCTGTCCATCAAGATTGGCAGTGCGGCGTACACCGACATCACGACCCGCTTCATGAGCATCGATGCGCCTGCTAGCACTCGCGTGGTCACGCCGTACCGCACGGGCGACAGCGACAGTGAAAAGGGACTCGTGGGCGGCTACACCTCGGGCGACTTGACCATCAATGTGTTGTACACCGAAGCCGACGCCGAGGCATGGAACCTACTCTGGGACGCACATCGTGCCGGCACTGCAGTGCAGGTGAAGTGGGTCGTCAGCGGTGGCGGCACGCATGAGACGCTGGAAGGTGGCTACGTCAAGGAGTGCCCACCGCCGACAGCGGATGCAAGCTCCACCGACCCGCTCGCCGTGGCCATCGTGATTTGGATTCCGGGCTACAAAGACTTCACTGCCGCCGCATAGTCGGGCAGGGCGGCGTGCCGGGACACCACGCCGCCTGGCCATATTCTCACTGTGTCCCTGATAGGAGTGTCCCGTGACTGAATACACCGTCAACCCCGAAGACATCTACCTCGAAGACATCGCTGAGCTGAGCGATGCACTGAAGACCACGGACTTTAAGCGCCTCAACGCGGTGCTGCTTCGCTGTGTGACCGACATCGACGGCAATCCGATCAAGCGGGTCAAAGCGACGCACGCGGTGAAGCTGGCCAAGCGTATCATTGAGGCAATCAGCGAGGGCGACGCGGGAAACTAAAGACGGCAGTGCTAGCACATCTCTGGACAAAAGAGGATACCCCGCTTGAGTACCTCGAGCTAGTTTTGTGCCGAGATGTCTACCACTGCCCACCGAGTCAGCTCCCACCATGGCACAAGATCAAGCGCCACCTCATCTGCATGGATGCCGAGGCGACCGTGCGCAAGGCAAACGAGAAGAAGGGTGTAAAGCGTGGCTGAAACCGTTATTATCAGATTTCGAGGCGAGGACGATGTCACACCCGTCGCCAACAAAGTTTCTGACAGCGTCGACAAAGTCGGAGAAAGCGCAAAGAGCGCTGGCTCGGGCTTCTCCACGCTCAAAGAAATCGGCATTGGCGCACTGCGTGGTATCGGTGAACTTGCCCTCGACGTGGGCAAAAATGCACTTGCTGGTACCTTCGATTTTTTCAAGACTGCCGTGCAGGGCAGTGCGGAATATCAGAGCGCACTCGCACAGACCAATGCGGTGCTAGCATCGACCGGCAGTGCGGCAGGCGTGACCAGCGAAGAGCTGGAGAACCTTGCCCGTGGTTTGTCGGCAGTGAACGGACAAAGCCTCTTCACTGATGACCAGCTCCTCAGTGCGCAAAACGTCCTGCTGACCTTCACCAACATAAAAGAATTTGAGTTTGTTGATGCAACGGCGGCGATTGCAGACCTCAGTCAAGCCATGGGCCAAGACCTGCAAAGCTCGGCAGTGCAAGTCGGCAAAGCACTCAATGATCCTGTGCAGGGCATCACGGCTTTACAGCGGGTCGGCGTGAGTTTCACCGAAGACCAGAAAAAGTTGGTCGAGTCGCTCATGGAGACGGGCGATACCGCAGGCGCACAGCAACTCATCCTGTCCGAGCTTGAGCGACAATTCGGCGGCAGTGCGGCGGCGGCGGCGCAAACATTCAGCGGGCAGATGGTCGTCATGTCGGAAAAGGTCGAGGATGCCAAAGGCGCGATTGGTGATGCACTGCTCCCGCTCCTCACGGAGACGGGCGGAGTCTTTGATACGTACATCATGCCGGTTATCAGGGATACGACGGCGGCGATCGGCGGGTTTTTTCAGGGCATCAGCGACAATGGCGGCGTAGTGGCCACGCTGACTGACATCAAAAACTCGGTCATGGCGTTCGTGGACGGCAACCCCATCATCCAGCGATTGATTGACCTATGGAATACTTTGAGCACGTCAATCCAGCAAATTTTTGCCGACTCCACCGAACTCGCCTCTGACCCTGCCGTGCAGAACTGGGCGGGGCAAGTTCTCAGCGTCCTCGAGGCATTGGCGTTGGTCATCATCGCCGTGGTCATCGTGGCGCTGGACGCACTGACGATTGCCTTTGGGCTTGTCGTTGACGGCATCAAGTGGTTTGCTACCACGATGCAGCCGATTTTCGACTACGTCTATCCGAAGATGGTCGAGTTCCTCACCGCCATCTCGCAGTTGCTCCGAGGCGACTTTGCAGGTGCATGGGAGACCATCCGCACGCTTGTGAGTGGCGTGTGGGACGACATCAAGACTGCTACCATGAAAGTCGCTGAGGAAATCACCACACGGGTTGAGACCTTCATTGACGAAACCATCGGCAAGGCCAAAGCGCTCGGCAAGGACATCGTGGACGGCATCTCAGAGGGTATCAGGGAAGCGCAGGACGCGGTGCGTAGAGCGCTGGCCAATGCGATCAACAACGGCATTGACTTCATCAAGAAGTTCCTTGGCATCGCCTCGCCCAGCCGAGCCATGGCGGAAATCATCGGCACTCCCATGGCGCAAGGCATCGCCGCTGGCATTGCGTCGGGTATCCCCGACATTCAACGAGCGCTTAACGTTGCGGTGACGGCGGCGACCGGTGCGCCGACCCAGACCGTACAGAACTTTTACCTCACCGCCAACTATCAGACCGCACAGAGCCAATCATCGCTTGCCGCTGACCTGCGGGCAATGCAACTTTTGGCAGGAGGCGTGGCCTAATGGCATACTCCATCACGTACACCACAGCAGGCACGACGTACAACCTCAACGACACCAATCCGTCGCTCGGTGTGACTTTGCGCTACTTGGGAGACCAAGGCTTCGGCATGGCCCCTATGCACCGCATCACTCAGCGTGGGCCACTGCAGCACGGGGACAGCGACGTTGACTTTCGACTTGATCCTCGCATCCTGCAACTCCCGCTTCTCATCGAGGCGTCAACGCTGGACTCGGGATATACGGCACGGGAAGCGCTCACCAAGATTTTCACACCGGCCAACGGTGTGGGAACTTTGCGTGTCACGAGCGACGGCTTCGACCGTGCCATCGACTGCGTGACGCTGGGAGGCATGGAGTTCAACGCCGAGCCAGCGCAGGGCTGGCATGTGCGCACTGTCGTACAGCTCAGAGCCAGCGACCCGACGTGGTATAACCCCACCGCAGTCAGTGGCGGCGCTACGCCGAGCATTGCGGGCACTCCGACTCCTGTACCGCTCACTATCCCGTGGACGGCAGGCGCATCCACGATCAACTCCACCATCACGCTCAACAACTTGGGCACATGGATTTCCTACCCCATCATCACGGTGATTGGCCCTGTGTCGAACCTCGTCATCACCAACACAACCAGCGGTGATAAAATCGAGGTAGGTAGCACGATTTCCAGTGGCGACACATGGACGTTTGACTTACGCTACGGGCGCAAGACGGTCATCGACCAGACGGGAGCGAACAAGGCATCAAGCATCACCGCTGACTCTAGTTTGGCCACGTTCGCGATTCTTCGTGGCGCTAATGCGATCACGGTGACAGGCACGTCGGCAGGCAGTGCGACACAGGCAAGCATTATCTACTACACACGATACGTAGGAGTCTGACATGGCAGAGCAAAGCATGTTTTGGCCCACCACGGGCACGGGCGACGGAGTCAGCGGCGGGTACACCGATGTACGACTCCGTGACATCTGGAGGGCCACACTAGGCGACGGTATCCTGCAGTACCAAAACCGCCTCGAGGTCGGTGGTGCGGGCACATCAAGCCTGACCATCGCGACCGGCGCGGCGATGGTCAAGGGGTATCTGTATGAGAACACCACCACGGCGACGATTAGCACGTCAACGCTTGGTTCACAGACGTATAGCCTGTACATCATCGCCAATGAGTCGGCTTCTGCGCTTACCGTGTCACGGTCGGTGGCAGGCACGACGGTGGCGGCAAAGACGACGCGGCTGGCGCTTAACCTCTCTGCTCCGGCACAGCCATACATCAAAATCGCTGAGGTGGTCACGTCAGGCGGTGTGATATCCAGCATCGCCAAGTACGTGGGCGACTGGGCGACCGCGCAAAGTTTTGCGTACACCGACCGTGCGCAGTATCTCACCACGACCAGTACCATCAGCGTGCCGACAAGTACATACACCTACCCCGTCGCCGATGCAGCGATCGAAAGCCAAAATATCATTTGGACTGGCAATGCTGTATTTCAGGTAAAGTATGCCGGTATATATCTCATCACTGCACAGGTCGACTGGGATACCAACACCACCAATCGGCGCCAAATTCGCATCAACAGTCAAAGCGGCTACAATGACATCACGCAGCTCACCGCCGCCAGCTTCATCACGGCCACGCAAACCACACAGCGGGCTTTTGCAGTAATCCCCATCATCGCTACATACGGAGACGAAACCGCGTATAGCATCGGCATCTGGCAGGACTCGGGCACGACCCGCACCGCAACCGACTTCATTGTGGAAGTGGTGCGCCTCTAATGGCAGTCAACTACACCGTCATCATCTATAACAGCGCTGGAACTAAGCAGCTCTACAGTGACGGCTTTTTAGACATCACCATGAGCCGTGCGGTGAACGGCATTGACCTCCTGCGCATGGTCTACGGTGGGAGCAACGTGGCTGTGCAGTACCTCACGTATGGATCCATCGTGGAAGTGTACCGTGAAGACCGCGCCGCTGGCATCGCCTACTACCGCGAGTTTGCGGGCATTATCCGCATGATAGACACCGTGATTAGTGATACCACGCTGGTCACCGTGCAGGCGGTGGGCTTCAACGCACTGCTTGCCGACCGTATCGTGGCATGGAAAGCGGGCGTCTCAAACCGCAGTCAGTTCAGCGCCAGCCCTGCGGAAACCGTGCTCAAGAATTTGTTCAACTTCAATCTCGGGTCATCCGCCACGGTCGCCAATGGGCGGCTCCTCGACGGCACACTGTCGGGAGCGACGACGGCGGTCACGACGGGCGCAGGGAATGCGATTAGCATTTCGGTGCATGGGCAAAACCTACTCAGCGCCATGCAGCGCATTCAGGAGTCGGCCGGCGGTGACTTTGCGCTGGTGTACACTGCTCCGGCGACGTATACCTACATCTGGTACACCGGACAACTGGGGACGAACCGTGTCAGCACGGTAAAGTTCAGCGTGGCCAACGGAACCATTGGCCAACTCCGCATCGTCACCGACCGCATCGGCGACGCTACCGCCGCCATCGTGGGCGGACAGGGTGAGGGCAGTGCACGGCAGTATGTGACACGGCCAGCATCGCTTCCCACGGGGCTCGATCTGCGTGAGCGCTGGGTGGACGCGCGGTCGCAAAGTGCTACGGCGGAATATCAGCAACTTGGCGACATCGTGCTGGCCGATGCCGAGCGCCAACGCGGCCGGGTCGAGGCGCAAATCCTGCAGAGCGACGCGCTTCGCTACGGACGCGACTACGTGCTTGGTGACCTCGTGGGTGTCTTTGACGGCACGACCACACTGACTCGCAAGGTGCAAAACATCGGCATCAGATTTAGTAGTGACGGGAGCGAGAGTATCGATGTCGGACTCATCACTGTATAGCGACTACATCATGACTCGGCAGCGAGTTGACCAGCTCGAGCGAGTCGAGAGCACCACGTCGGCATATCTCACGCTACGGCGCACAAGCACGCTGAGCATCAGCAGTGCGGGTACGCAGGTGACGTGGCAGACCGAAGACCAGAACCTTGGCTTTACGTGGTCGGGCACGAGCATTACGATACCGGCTACGGGGTACTATGCCATCGGCATCAATGCGACCATAGCATCAGCGGTGTCACTGCGTGCCTTTGTGAATCTTGGTGTGACTCGCGTGGTAGAGATGACGTCCGACGGGTTCGGTAACGCGAACAATACTTTTTTTATCCTGCGGCAGTTCACCGCTAGCGATGATCTTCGCATTGAACTCCTGTCGGGAGGGGGTACAAGTCTGAACGTCGTCGCCTACGGCTCAACCAATGAAAGCCCGTTTTTGCACATCGTGAGGGTTGCATGATT